ATGTCTATGAGGTAGCTTTTACTATAGGTGCTATGAATAATCAAGGTAGTGTACAGTACACACACAATGATGACACCACACAAACTAATACTATCGATGCCCAAAATGGGATGAATATGAATACTATGTACGAAGATGTAGTTTACTCCGTCAAAAATACAGCTAATAAATTTATAGATAAGTTTGTTATTACTATTAATGACTGGTCTTTACTAGACAATGTAGAGATAAAATACGAAGGTACTACTACTACTACACTTGACCCTTTAACAATACAAAGAAATGCAAACTTTGCTTCGTATGGAATACTAGAAACTGATAATGAAAAAGGTATTCGTATAGAAGAAGAAGAAATTGTAATACAAGAACTTATAATTATAGAAATCCAAGAAGCTATTGAAGTCGGAGATAATATGGCTATCACAGGATATTCTGAAACTGATGAAGAAAGAGTTATAAGAGAAGAACTTACCAATGTTGTTATCGTTGTTGGAGATGAAGAAGTTACATACAATGAGAAAGAACAAAGTGATGGCACAATAGACCGTGACCAGGAGCGTTCTCTTAACGAAGAGTTATATGGTGTAGCTCTTACAGATGAACAGATAGAAAGAGGAGACTTAGAACTATATGATGTCAAAATTATTGACGAAGATATATACGAAGAACAAGAGTTTGTTGATGATGCTGACATACTTGACATTGAATTCATTGAACTGGAAGATGAAGAATACATTGAACTTATTGAAGAAGAAATTAAGGAAATAGATTTAGAACTTTATGAAATAGAATTGTTCCAAGATGATATTATAATTGATGAAGTAGATTGGATAGAGATTCGAATAGAAAACGATTTGTTTCCTCCTACCGAAGAAGAAATAAAAGAAGATTTAATAGAGGTACAAGATGAGTTGGTCGAAACATTACATGGAGATGACACTAAGAGAGAAGATGAACTTCAGGATGAAGAGGTTTTGGTTGAGCAAATACAGGACTTTGAAGACAAGGATACAATCAAAGGAATTTTTGACACGGAAGAAGTTATAGAACTTACTGAAAAGGAAGTAGCTATTGAAGTTGCAGAGATAAAAGAAGTTATTGTTATTGAGATAGAGATAGCAACTAAAGAAGAGATAGAAGATTTTACTGAGGAGGAGTTAGTAGAGTATGAAGAAGCTAAAGAAGAAGCTATACAAGAATATGTCGAAGACCTTACTGAAGAAGAAGTTGTTGAGGTCTTAGAAGAAGTAAACGATATTGGAGTACAGAATCTTTCAGAAGCATCAGAAGAAGTTCAAGAGATAGTTCAAGCTGTTGTAGAGGAAGCTATCCAGGATGTGGCACAACTTACCACCGAACAGGTAGAAGTTGTTGCTGAAGTACTTCAAATAAAAACAGAAGATGTAGAGTTGATAGCTGAGTCAGTTAAAGATGATGAAGTTATAGCTGAAGCTGTAGAAGAATACATTGAAAGAGCTGTAGCAAATAAAGATGTAGAAAATTATACCTTAGCTGATGTTGTCACAGAAATATCTTATGAATCATTCATAGAAAATCCTATAAAAACCTTCGTAGATTTTAATAATCTAGGTGATATAACCATTGCAAACATAGGAGATGACATGACTAATGACCAAAAGGAAAAAGCTCAAGAGGTTGTAGTACCAGTTATTTTGACTAGAATAATTAGTATGGCAGCTTTTGTATTTAGGAGAGGTAATGTTTAAACAACTAGGTAACTGGTTTATAGAAGCAATTAAAGAAACATTAAACCTTAGTTGGACTTTGGTTGGTTTAGTTATTGCAACATTAACTTTAACTGGTTCTGCACAACAAGTGACAGGACTTGCTACAATACTTACATTAGCTATATGGTTATTAACCATAGGATTTAGAAAGTGAGAGTACAATATGTCCGACAAAAAATTATGCAACAAGAAGACCTTGCAGGAATTAGTTAAAGAATTACTAGATATAGAAATAGAAGGTAAGAAAGTCTTTACACCTACAGTTATGATAAATGGTGATAAACCTTTTATATCAGGACTAGCAGCTTCAATGCCTTTGTATGTTAATGCAAAGAAAGATGGAGATATCAGAGCTAGGGATGAAGATGGTAAGTTTGTAGCAGACGACATAACCACTGCTGACAATGAAGCATGGAAAGAAGAAGAGTAATGTGTTACATAAATCAAAAAAATAATGGTACATATATACAAATATGTAACAATAAATATGGGTCAGAACATTGCAGTTAGATGTTATTAGAACTCAGTTCGGTAAAGATGCAACCAATGGAATGCTGTTTATTGATGGTTTGTTTGAGTGTTATACACTAGAAGACCAGTATCAAGCAGTCAAAGTTATGCACGAAACCTGCATACCCGAAGGTGAATACGATATACAGTTTAGAAAGACTGGTGGGTTCCATGCTAAGTACACAGAGAGGTACAAGAACGCACATTATGGTATGTTGCACATACAAAATGTACCTAATTTTACCTACATTTTAATTCATACGGGTAATACAGATGAGCACACATCTGGATGTTTGATAGTTGGAGAGACACAACAAGATTTAGATGTATCGGCTGATGGGTTTATTGGTTCAAGTACTGTAGCGTACAAGAAAATGTATGCAAAAGTAGCTAATCAATTACTCCAAGGTAAGAAAGTTACCATTAAATACAATACAATAAACAACTTGTTAGATAATAAACCTTTAGATAATAAAGCTAAAGACCATTTGATACTAGCTGAGTCTGTATATGACAAACTCCAAGAGATAAACGGTAATGTCATCAAGACTAATGCTATGATTAAAGGTAGATTAATAAATTAGGAGAGATAAATGAGTGAAGAACTTAAAGATATGATTGAAAGAACAGTATGGACTTTCGTTGAAGCATTTCTTGGAGCTTTAGTTGTTGCGCCTTTAATATCCGTTGATGCAAATACATTAGAGTTAGCTGCATTAGCAGGTGGTGGTGCTGCACTTGCAGTTATAAAGACATACGCTAAGAAAAAAATAAGTTAAACTTTTTTTTGTCATATACTGCTAACAACAGGACTACGGAGGTATTATGCCAAAGAAAAAGAAATACACTGGCGAACAACTAGGTAATAATTTCTACAAATCAGGATGGCAACCTGGTTATGAACTTAACACACAAACTGGTATGGGTGAGCTTACGCATGTAGGTACTGACCCTGATTATCAAAATAAATATGATGAAATACTAAGAGATTGGGGTTTTAACCCTGATAAGTATGAAATTGTAGGCACAGTTCGTGCATCCAGTTGGAATACACAGCTAAAAGGTGGCACAGTTGAAACATTTTTTGCTTTCAAAGGTATAGTAAAAGCAAAAGTACCAGGTCACGACAAGTATTTTCAAGAATTGTTTAAACAATCTAAGAAAAAAATACCTTTAGTTAAAAAGGTTTACAAGGGAGGCGACACAGCCTTCCTTTTTTTTATGGCAGATTGGCAACTCGGTAAAGACGATTACGGAGTAACTAATACTATAAATAGATACGATGTTGCTTTACAAGATGGAGTGCAGAGGATAAAAGATTTGCGTAAGATTGGTGTACAGATAGATGAAATTTATATTATAGGATTAGGTGACCTCACAGAAAATTGTCAAGGCTTCTACGATTCTCAATCCTTTAATATTTCTTTGTCGATGATTGAACAATATGCACTAGCAAGAAGCATGATAATGAAAACTGTAGATACTTTTTTACCACTTGCAGATAAAATTGTACTAGCAGGTGCGCCTGGAAATCATGGAGAAATGACTAGAAATGGTAAAGGTAAAGTCATTACAAGTCGTTTAGATAACTCAGATACAATGCACTTACAAATATGTGATGAGATTATGTATGCTAATAAAGAGAGATACAAGTCAGTAACAGTAGAAATACCTGATGGATTCCATCAAACTATGACCATAAAAAATATACCATGTGCTTGGACTCATGGTCACATGAGTGGTGGTGGTGGGAACGCAGAAGCTAAGATTGAAAATTGGTGGAAAGGTCAGATGTATGGGTTCTTACCTGCGAAAGACGCTCAGATTTTAATAACAGGTCACTATCACCACTTTAGAAGTAAAATGCAGGGAGATAGGACTTGGTTTCAGTCACCAAGTTTAGATAAAAGTATTGAGTTTACTGCTAGGACAGGTAACTGGTCTCATCCTGGTGTCTTATCATTTACTGTAAACAATAAAGGTTGGGATAACTTAAAAATATTGTAGTTTGTGTGGTACATAGTGCCACTAAGATTGCTACTCTTGTTTAATAGCATCCTCGCAGAGGTAAAACCTCAATGTTTGTAGGCTTTTAATTGTTTAGTAATATTTTATATGGTTTTTTATTTCCTAGAAAATCTAACTCTGGATAAAACTTCATAGGTATTCTTTCGTCATTCCATTGTGTTGATACCTTTGCGTATGGTAACCACACTGGCGCAGCATCAGGATGTGCAAAGTAAGTTATACCTACCCTAACATTAGAGTATGGTTTAGCTTTGTCATACATCTCTGATAGATGTTGGTAGTCACTCTGTTTAAACTTCAAGGTACCCTTGACTTCAGCTATATATAATTTGTCTTTAATAACAAAGACATAATCTGGTACCAATATTATTTGTAATGCTAACCACATCTTCTTCATGTTAGGTGTGAGCTTAGGGTCAGGTCCAAGTTTTATCCAGTCCTCACCTTCTATTAAGTTGTTCTTTTTAAAATACTTTTGCATACACTCATCAGCCATGTCTGGTACTGATTGTCTTTCTTCCCAACTGTTTGTAAATTTCATATCATCTCCTAAAATGGTATCTCATTTGTCTTTGCGCCTTGTGATTTTTTATCTAATAAAGCATGGCACTCTCTATATTCCCATGACCATGGTTTCTTTTCATCAGCTACTAACTTGTATGTCTTACCACAATAAACATTTCCATCCTTGTCATAGTGTGTTATGTTATTAATTCCTTCGCAGTTGAAAGAACTTTTGCATTTAGTATCAGGTGCAGGTGGTATGTCAAAATTATGTTCAGGGTATTTTTCTTTTAGCCTACCTATAAGTTTATCTAAGTTACTACCTGCTTGTTCTAAAGCCATTCTGTTGGGCAGTCAGTGTCACCCCAAGCTGTCCATCCACAACCCTCGTTGCCTTGATACTTACTGCAGCTCCAACTAGGTATCTTGCCATACTTGTCTGGCTCATCTTGTTTCTTTTTTCTATTGTCTTCAATGTTCTCTGTCTTACCACACTCTGGACAGTTTCTTGTCTTGTCTTGTATCTCACCAAAAACTTCTTCAACTATTTCTACATCAGGTTTTGTAGTGTCAACCTGTTGCGTTTCAAATACTAAGTCTTTAAATATTTCTAGTTGTTTGTCATCCCAGTCTTCTACTTCATTTGGAAATCCTTTAGCAACTACATCTTTATAAGTATCTCTTTTAATAACTGCTCTGACTACCTCATCTTTAACAGTTGCAACCATAAAAGTATTAAGTTGTTGTGCATTGTTAGGTTCTTCTTCAACATCCTTAGCAAAATCTTTCTTTGCTTTCTCTAATACCTTGATGTCCTCTTTGTCCTTAGTCATCTTAGGTTTAGATGTTTGTACTTCTGCGTAGTGTTCTTCTTCAGTAACACCACCAGTCCAAAGTTCTAAGCCAATACCTAATCTCATGCAACATCTTTTGATACCATCTGATACTGCTAGTTTAAGTATCTCTGATTCAGTTATGTTTCTTTTCACTGCGTTCACATCAACATCCCCTACTTCTTCTATGGTCTGGTCTGTTGATTTAATATACAGTCTGCACTTTGCTCCAATGATTGCTCCAGTCTTATCTCTAGTTTCTTCAAAGGTAAAGTCGTAACCACCACCAATGACATCTACTAATCTCTGTGTGTATATGTGGTGTGGTACATAATCACCAAATTTGCCCTTAGGTGCTTTCTTTACAACACTCTTAGGAAAATCTTTAGTTAATTTTTTTTGTATTTCTTTATTCATTTCTATTCTTCCTCGTCTTTGATTGCTTCTTCTATCAACACATAAACTCTTTGTCTAGTACAGTCCAATGCCTGTCCTATTTTTATTGCCGACATTCCTTCAGCATAACAAAACCTAACGACATTTTTTCTGTGGTTTAGTTTGTCATTGATAGATTCCTTTTTATAGTTTATGTCTGTTTGTATTTCTTGTAGTTGTTTAAACATCTGTTCTGTATTTGTAGACATTTATTCTTCCTCCTTTTGTTTGTTAAGTTCTTCTGCTACTTTAATTACATTTTCATTATGGTCTTCTACAAACTTATCCATAAGTGTAGTAATTTTGTTCGGGTTTATCTTAGTCATCATTGGTGTAGTGCTTACTTGTTGTCCACCACACGCATTAGCTAAAGCTATTGCCCATTTTTTTAGTGCCTTTGGCTCACTAAATATATTAGCCATCTTCCTCCTATTCTATTCTTATGTTATTTAATAGGCTCTAGTTCAATCACTCGTACTAGAAACATACCACCTGCGTCTTTAAGTTCTCTAACTTTGCACATAGCCTCGTGCCTGTCTTCAAACCTCCATATATCGCTGCCACCTGTTATGGCTAGACTTTTTACTAGGTATTTCATAGTTCTCCTATGTCAACATCAGTTTAATTATACTGTCCTTGTCGTC